TGGCAGGGCGCAGCGCCCGCGCCATCCTCAACGGCGGACCGCATCAATCCGCTGGTACCGCAGCATGGCGTGCTCGGCTTGCCGTGGGGCGAGGGCGGGGCCTTGTCGAGCGCCGTGCTCAGCCCCTTTGTCTGGCTGGTGCCGCGTTCGCGCGGCCAGTCGCAGGCATGGCAGCCCGCCGTGCTGCTTGCCCTGCGTGAGGCGTTCGGGTTCTCGCCTGGACGCGGGCAATCGGACCGTTGGTCGCTGCCGTGGGAGATCGGGCGACAGCCGCGCCCAGGCGAGTCGCATCTGCCGGTCGATCCTCCCGTGGTCGAGCTGGCACCCAGGTATCACCCCGATCTCGACTTCATCTGCCATGCGACCCGCCAAGGCCTCGCGTGGCGTCCGGCGCTGCGGCTCGACTTCGGCCCCCACCCGTGCGGGCAGCCGGACGCCGGCGTCCCCATCCTCAAGGTCTACTTTGTGAGCAACTCCGTCGATGTTGTGCGCCTGCCCGGCCGCGAGCACATTCCCGCCAAGAGCGTCCGGCTCTCCATCGACGAGGATTCCTGGGCGTGGGGACTGTCGGCCAGCCTGCCGTACCCGGCACTGGAAATGGTCGAGCCCACCGCGTCCGGGCCGGTGGAGATCGAAATCACGATCAACGGCGTGACCTGGGTGATGCTGGTCGAGGGCTTCGACGTGCGGCGCGAGTTCGGCCAAGCGAGCCTCGACATTCGGGGCCGCTCGACGGCCGCCTACCTAGCCGAACCCTATGCGCCCAAGCGCTCCTTCGTACCGGCGGCACCCTTCACCGCACGCCAACTGGCCGAGCAGGAACTGACGCGCGCGGGACTGGTGACCGGCTTTACGCTCGACTGGCGACTGCCGGACTGGCTGGTGCCCGAGGGCAGCTGGGGCTACCAGTCGCTGAGCCCGATGGGGGTGATCGGCCGCATTGCTGAATCGGTCGGCGGCTACGTCAACGCCCATCCGCGGCTGCGAACGCTGGTGGCCAAGTCCCGGTATCCGGTGCTGCCCTGGAACTGGGCAACCGAGGTTCCTGATCGGACGCTGCCCATCGATGTGGTGAAGACGCTGAACCTGCGTTGGCAGGAAAAGCCCACCTTCAACGCGGTGTACGTCTGCGGCGAGCGCCAGGGCGTCTCCGGGCATGTGGTGCGCGCCGGCTCGGCGGGCGATTTGGTCGCGCCGACGGTGGTCGATGCGCTGATCACCCACGCCGATGCCGCCCGTGAGCGGGGGCGCTCGATCTTGGCCGACGTCGGCCGGCAGGCGGTCGTCACGTTGGAGTTACCGATGCTCAGTTCGCTCGGCCTGCTCGATCCGGGCCTGCTGCTCGCCGTCGGCGAGAGCGGCAAGGACTGGCGTGGCCTGGTGCGTGCCACCAGCGTCGCCGCCGACTGGAATGAATCCCTGACCGTGCGCCAGACCATCGAGGTCGAACGCCATTACCTATAGGAGCGCGCGATGCCCAACCTGTGGCGGCAGTTCGAGGATCTGCTGCCGGATTCCCCCCTGCTGGTCGGCACCGTGGTGACCTCTCACGACGACGGCACGGTCACCGTCCAACTGCTGGGCGGTGGGCTCGTGCGCGTTACAGGCGCCGGAGGGCCCGGTGACCGCCTGTTCGTGCGCGGTAGCGAGGTCGTTGGTCCCGCGCCGACGCTGCCGACAGTCGATATCGAAATCTGAATTCCCCTTTCCCTTTTGCAACTGGAACCCGCCCTTGAGGCGGGTTTCGTCTTTTTGGAGCACATCAATGAACGTACCGATGGTGGCCGATGGCATGGTGACCATGCCGCGGGCCGAATTCGAGGAACTGCTGGAGCGGGTCGCCGAGAGCGGCGCGCGTGCGGCGCTGGCCGAAGTGGGCCTGGAGGGCGAGAACGCCGCGAACGATATCCGCGAGCTGCGAGGCTTGCTGGACGCCTTCAACGAGGCCAAGCGCACCGCCTGGCAGACCATGGTCCGGATGATCACGACCGGCCTGGTGCTGGCGCTGGTGGCCGGGGCGATCATCAAGTTCGAGCTGTTCAAGGGGGCGCGATGATCGAGACGCTCTTGGGTGGTTTGCTGGGCGGGACTTTCCGTCTGGCCCCTGAACTCCTGAAGTGGCTCGACCGCAAGGGCGAGCGCGGCCACGAGCTCGCCATGCAGGACAAGGCGCTGGAGTTCGAGAAGCTGCGCGGCGCGCAGCGCATGGCTGAGATCGGTGCGAGCGCTGACGCCGCGTGGAACACGGGCGCCATTGAGGCGCTGCGCGATTCCATCACCGCGCAGGGCCAGACCTCCGGCGTGCCATGGGTCGATGCACTGTCGATCAGCGTGCGACCGGTGATTACCTACTGGTTTATGGGCTTGTATTGCGCTGCCAAGACCGCAGCCTTTGCGGGGGTGCTCACGGCCGGAGCAGGGTGGGGCGCCGCGACGGTGCAGGCGTGGACCGAAGCCGACCAAGCGCTGTGGGCCGGTGTTCTGAATTTCTGGTTTTTGGGTAGGGTATTCGATCGGGTGCGGCCGTGACTGCGGTGCCGCAAGCGGCGATCGCACTCGCCAAACGCTTCGAGGGATTTCATCGGGTGGCGAGGGTCGATCCCACCCGGGCTCAGCCGTATGTCTGTCCTGCAGGGTACTGGACGATCGGCTACGGCCATCTCTGCGATCCAACGCACTCGCCCATCGCCCAGGCCCAGGCCGAAGTCTATCTGGCGGCGGATCTCGTGACAGCGCTCAACGCGACGCTGCGCTACTGCCCCGTGCTTGCCGCCGAGCCCCAGGGCAGGCTCGCCGCCATTGTGGACTTCACCTTCAACCTCGGGGCCGGGCGGCTGCAGACCTCGACCTTGCGGCGGCGGATCAATCAGCGCGATTGGGTCGCCGTTGCGAACGAACTGCGCCGCTGGGTCTGCGGTGGGGGCAAGGTGCTACCGGGGCTGGCCGCACGTCGCGAGGCCGAAGTGACTTTGTTGCGAGCGAACTGAAGCCACGCTTGGCTTCTCCGTTGAACAGCGCGTTCATGTCGTCACACCAACCACACCGGATTTCAAGATGTCCAAGTCCATGCAATTCAAAACCCCCGTGATCGATGACGTGCTGTCTAGCAACGTAGACGCCATGCTGCAGGAGCGCCTGCTCGACCTCTTTAAATACGCTATGCGGTCCGTAGCCGTGACCCTGGCGCGCGCAGCGCAATTCGAGACCAGCGATTTCGCAAACACGGCGGTGAGCGGCTGCAACGGCTTCACGCTGGCTATCCGGCAAATCTTCCCCGGCAAGCGCGGCGCATGGCTCGGCGTCTTCGAGAGCGGGGAACAGCAGCTTGAAGTGGTTGGGCACCTCGAATAA